GTCGCTAAGGGGGTTGCCAGTACCTTCTAACCCAAACTGGCACTAATATGTAGGTTGTGGCAAAAACTACCATTCACTATTCAGCGTAGTCCTACATATTTTTATTTCATAATACAAGGTGAACACATGACATACTTCTGTTTCGGTAATGGTAACTCAAGAAAAGATTTAGACCTCGACAAATACAAACAACACGGCACAGTAGTTGGTTGCAATGCGATTTATAGGGATTTCACTCCTGATATTTTAGTTGCATTAGATACAGGAATTGCTCACGAAATCTATCGTTCAGGATATGTGTTTAAAAATACTACATACTTAGGATATTGGACGCCAATACCAATGATGGTCGTTGATGATTTATTAAACGCAGAAACGGGACCGGTATCACTCTCACCATCAGATTTAGATTTTACTCATGAGGCAGTTTATCACGGCGATGAAAATGAAAAGGGTATAACATATGTAACAGGAGTTCTTAGACCTGATAAAGTGATAGACATAGGACCAAGTATAGATGAATTTGCCTATGTAACAGGAACTCGTGCAATCTATTTGGCGTGTGAACTCGGTGCAACAGAAGTTTATATTATTGGTCATGATTTATATTCAATGAATGATAAAATAAACAATGTTTATGCTGGCACTCGTTTTTATCATAAAGAAGATTCACCATTTAAAAGACCTGATAATTCAGAAAAAGACGATTTAAATCACTGGATTAAGCAACATAAGAACACATTCGACACATTTAAAGACACAAAGTTTTATAAAGTAACCCCAAATGCTATTGGAACAAGTCCAATAGATGTCATCATACCAGAGTGGCATGATTGTAATAATTTAGAATATATTACACAACATACGCTTGACAAACAATTCAACATATAGTATAATAGAACTATGAAAATGATAATCACACCAAACAAATTTGCACTACTAATAGAAGAAACCGTTAAGACTAAAAGAATGAGTTATATAGATGCCATTCTTTGGTATTGCGAGAATAACGGAATCGACCCAAGTGATTCTAAAAAATTAGTAAATAAAGCATTGAAAGAAAAGGTAACCTATGAGGCACAAAATCTTAACTTACTAAATGTAGACAAGGTACCACAACTCCCTATATGATTTCAAAATTTGCAGTAGTATCTGCTATACCGGCCGAACTAATTGGCTTTCCAGAAGAGGAATGGGAAAGTCAACTTCTGTATACTGGAGTTGGTAAGATTAATGCTACCAAATCGCTTATGCATTTTGCAGAACATTTGAAAAATTACAAAATGGCGGTCATTAATTATGGCACAGCTGCAAAAGTTAGTGATAAGGTTGAAGTTGGTAAACTCTATGAAGTTACTAGTTTCATACAGAGAGATATGGATGTAACACCCTTAGGATTTAAAAACTACGAAACACCATGGGGAAATAAAAACATATCATTTCTGACTACAACTTTAGATGGTATTAGATGTGGCACCGGCGATAGTTTTTATCTGCATGGCGAAGCAAAACAAAACGACTATGATATAGTTGATATGGAAGCATATGCCTTGGCGACTGTTTGTAAAGATTTCGAAATACCATTTCGTTCTTTTAAGTACATTTCAGATGCTGGCAATCCTGAAGAATGGAAAGAAAATGCATCAATGGGTGTGGATTTATTTGTTAAAAAATTAAATGAGATAACACAAGGAAAATGAATGGTTTCGAAGTATATAAAGTCTATCTGGCAATCAAACTCCATTTTACAAGTAAAAACCAAAGCTATGACTTTCATAAACACGGCGGACGAACAACTGCACGATTGGAAACATTTACTAAAAGAAGGGATAGGTATTTCTTTCATAAGCTTTCTAAATCTTATAACGATATCACTATTATTGATTACTTTGTTAGCAACTTTGTTACTAATACTAACTTATGGGTTGGTGACATCATTGGTCAGTCTGGTGATGACCACTATAAAGAATGGTCGAAAAGATTAGAGGCATTACAATATTATTATGAACAAGACATTGACTATTTGTTAGAAAGAATGACTGTAAACAAAATGAATTTTGATGATATATTTACATCTGTAAAAGGCCAACACCCACCAATATTGAAAATGGTATTATCTAAGAAGATTGCCTTTGAAACATTTTTGATATTAGAAGATATACTTTCGTTCTCAAAACGATTGAATAAAGATATTTCAGAAACGGTCTTGTGGCCTAAACTACACGATAGAATGGTGCGATACAGACCTTTTTTAAAATACAATGTTACAAAGTATAAAGTGGCATTAAGAAAGAAACTAAAGGAGTTATAATGGCAGATTTGATAAAACCTACTAAAGACAATGTTTAGAATAATAGGAATTATCTTTGTTGTTTATCTTGTTGCTTGCATGATGCCACTTGTTTTTGTTATGTGTGCATCTGCTCAATAAATATGGTAAAACGCTTGACAAAGGAATGAAAGTAGTGTATAATAGTATTATATGCACAAGAAACTATGCATATATTTTGTTATAAATATAAAGGTGCGATATATACAGCACACAACGATACAATAATAATACAAATACAATAATACAGGAGAAATACAAATGGCAACAAGCCTATCAGCGTTAAAACGCTCAAACACCTTAGACACCCTAATGGGTGAACTACAAAAGGTTGCAGAACCCCAAAGACAAACAAACTCATATCAAGATGATAGATTCTGGAAACCAGAACTAGATAAGTCTGGTAATGGGTATGCTGTTTTTCGTTTCTTACCAGCAGTTCAAGATGAAGATTTGCCTTGGGCAAGACTATGGTCACATGCGTTTCAAGGACCAGGTGGTTGGTTTATTGAGAATAGTTTAACTACTCTTAATCAGAAATGTCCTATTAGTGAATCTAATAGTTTACTATGGAACTCTGGCGTTGAAGCCGATAAAGAAATTGCACGAAAGAGAAAGCGTAAACTTTCTTATACTGCAAACATTATGATTGTTAGTGACCCTAAACATCCTGAAAACGAAGGTCAAGTTAAGTTATATAAGTTCGGTAAGAAAATCTTTGATAAGATTACCGAAGCGATGAAACCTGAGTTTGAAGATGAATCTCCAATTAACCCATTTGATTTTTGGGAAGGTGCAAACTTTAAATTGAAAATCAGAAAAGTTGATGGATATTGGAATTACGACAAAAGTGAATTTGATAGTCCGTCTGCAATCGCAGATAATGATGAGGCTATAGAAGGAATATGGAATAAACAATTTCCATTAAAACCATTTCTTGCTGCAGAAAACTTTAAATCATATGATGAATTAAAAGCAAAACTTGATAAAGTTCTATCTGGCGTAAGGAATACCGGTACTGCCGAAGATGTTGCAATCCCACCTGTAACTCGTACAGTTGCACCGGTTGTAGAAGAAACAGTAAGTTCCCCGACTCCTAGTCCGGCGACTACCGCTGATGATGATTCAGACGAAACTTTGAGTTATTTCAGTAAGTTAGCGGAAGAGGAAGACTAAACTCTCCATCTGTTTTTACTATTAAAGGGTTAGAATCTTGTGTTCTAACCCTTTTTTTGTCTAAATATAAACACTTATGATGAATGAAGTTTGAGATATCAAAAACAACATAACATAAAAGGAGAAAAATTTATGTGGAAAAATATAACGGATACAATAGGTAATATTACAACGGTCGCTGTACAACTAATTGGTTTATCAGTAGCACTAGAAGTAGTCTTTGGTGCAAATGTACCATTTCTATCACTAGGTGTTATTAGTAACATCTCTAGTATAGTTGCTTCTTTGGGTAGTGAAGGTCTAGTTGGACTAGTTACGATTGCAATTTTGTGGTCACTTTGGTCTAACAAGTCGTAATCATTTTATAATCAGAAAGGGGGCTTCGGTCCCCTTTTTTTGTGTCTGGAATTGTTATAAATAGTAGTATGAAAACATTATTAAACCTATTGATATTCGTATTAATGGTTATGAGCAATATAACCATGGCGAGTAGTTTGACTTTCGATTTCAATAACCCTGCATTTAGTGGCATTGGTTATTCAAGTCATGTGTTGTCAATCGAGCAACTGCAATATCAAAGAGAACAATCAAACGCAGACGATAAGACATCCGCAGAGGCAAAGGCTGAACGAGATGCTAAAAACACAACTCTTGCTAAGTTTGTAACGAATGTTGAAAGTCGTATATTTGCAAACTTATCTAAACAGATGGTCGACAATATGTTCGGCACGAATTGTACTGAAGATACTACAACAACTGAATTGGAATGTCCATTAAGTGGTACAGCAACATTACCTGATGGTTCAACTGTTGCGTGGGCGAAGGATGAAACAGCAGAAACAATTACATTAACTGTTACTAATTCAGACGGCACGATAACTCAATTAATAGTACCAGTTGGGGACTTTAAATTCTAATGGAATACTTCGCACCAATTTTATTATCGTTACTTCTAGCATCATGTGGTGCTCAGAACATAAAGTCAATAGAAGGAGAAATGCCCTTTACACAAGGAACGCCAACAAAAGAATTATTACACGAAATGCCTCCACCAATCGGTATGCCGACAGACGGAGATGGTAACCCAGTAAAGATTACAGTTGCAGTTTATAAGTTTCCTGATGTTACAGGACAAAGAAAACAAGTCGGACTATCGACAGCAGTTTCACAAGGTGCAGATGTTTGGGTGATACAAGCACTCATGGCAGCTTCACACGGACAATGGTTTACAGTTGTTGAAAGGGCGAGTTTAGATAACTTAGTCAAAGAACGACAACTCATAAGAAGCACAAGAGAACTATATGATGGTGCTGATGGTGTTTCTGCATTACAACCTATGTTATTTGCTGGTCTAATATTAGAGGGCGGTATTGTTGGTTATGATACAAACACAACAAGTGGTGGTGCTGGGGCGAGATTTCTTGGTCTAGGTGCAAACGAGCAATATAGAACCGACCAAGTAACAGTTTCATTAAGATTGGTTGGAGTACAGACAGGAGAGATTTTACTAACTGTTTCTGCAACGAAAACAATTGCTAGTACAAGTAATGGTGCTGATGTATTTAGATTTTTAGATTTGGGAACCAGAGCATTAGAGATAGAGTCTGGTAATGCAGCAAACGAACCAGTAAACTATGCGATTCGTACTGCAATTGAGTATGGTGTTCTGCAAATGCTTTATGAAGGTAAAGATTTGGGTCTATGGGAATGGGCAGAAGCTGAGTTTGCAGACGACAAAGACATAAATATAGCTCAAAGTAATGATATTGTTATGAAATCAAATTCAAAACATCCGATTTCGGAGAAACAAGGAGAGTAATCTTGAGATTTACAACTTTCTTTATTATGTTTCTGATGAGTCTGTCGTCAATGGCAGCAAATAAAATATATGTAACACAAGCAGGTGCTTCATTAGTATTTGATGTACTACAAGATGGCGACGGAAACCAAGTCGGCAATAGTACAACAGCATCTACGGTTTCTGGTTCAGCGTCAAACTTTAATATTGACCAAGTGGGCAACAGTAACCTATTAACATTTGATATTGATGGCGATAGTTTCACAGGTACTTTTAGTACGACTGGTAACAGTAATAATATTGATTTCAATTGTGATAGTGGTTCAAGTACCGATGGTTGTGATAGTGTTACAGCGTCAATCACTTTTGTGGGCAACTCTGCTGATGTTGATATTGATATTGGTAATACCGCTTCGGCTGATGGCTCTGCGGTCACCGTAACAGGCGCTTCAGGTACAGACAGTACTGTTGTTGCCGCTACAATTGATGGCACAAGTGCAATCGTAACATTAACACTTAATGGCGACACGAATAATTACTTAATCGATATTGATGGTAATGGAGATGTCAACGGGCATACTTTACTAATGACACAGACGGGAATCACCGCTGATGTTGATGTTGTTCAGTCCGGTTCGTATGATAATATAGCGACAGTAACGACAACAGGCGATTCACAGAACTTAGATATTAATCAGACTGCTGGTGGCACAATTACTTTAGTATCAACTGGAAGTACATCAGGCGCTGTTAAGACAATTAATATCAGTCAGACTGGCCATGCAACATTTGTAACCGCAGGTGATGGTTTAAATGGTGCTGGTGGTAGTTTTGTTGTAACACAAACAGCATCTGGTGGTAGTATTTCTTTAGACCAAAATGGTGCAAGTGCAAATATTAACATTAATCAAACTGCTGCTGCGACTGCAACACTTGACCTAGATGGTGCGAGTGGTACTTATGATATCGACCAACTTAATGCAAGTACTCTAACACTCACACAAGATGGTGCAGATGCAAACTATGTTATATCACAAACTGGTGGAAGTGGTGATACTGTGGTTATAACGCAAAACGGTGCAACTGCGGATGTGGATATAATTCAACGAGATTAATGTGCGACTCTTTTTTATATTATGGTTTCTAACATTTTCATCATTCGCTAATATTATTGGCGATGTTATCTTACACGAAGGTAACGCTGTTATTGAAAGAACAGGTGGTGAAGATGTTGATTCCGAACTCGACTTAGACATATTTTCATATGACACAATTAAGACAGGTAATGGTAATGTTGCGATTGGGTTTATTGACGAAACGAGAGTTGATGTAACAAAACACTCTAAGTTAATCATTGATGAGTTTGTCTATGACCCAAATACAAAGACAGGTTCACTATCACTTAAATCTGTTCTCGGCACAGTAAGATATGCTTCTGGTCAGATTGCAAAGACAAACCCAACAAGTGTACAGATAAAAACACCGACCGCAACGATTGGTGTTCGTGGTACAGATTTCACAATGACAGTAGACGAGATAGGTAGTTCTACTATTATTCTATTACCTTCGTGTGATACAAATGGTAATTGTTTCGTGGGCGAAATATCAGTTGAGTCTGATGCCGGTATGGTTATTCTCAATCAGGCATTTCAGGCAACTGTTGTTGATACGATTTCATCAAGACCATTGAAACCACTTATTTTAGATTTAGAAGAAAGTTTGATTAACAATCTATTGATTATATCTAAACCAAGAGAGATTGTAGCTGCCCTTGCAAATGAAGAACTTAACAAAGTTGCTACTGCACTCGACATTGACTTCTTAAAGTTTGATGATTTAGATATAGATTTATTAGCTGAAGAAGAAGATGAGGTAGCATCAAGTCTTGATATTGATTTTCTCGACCAGAACTTTTTAGGTGATATCCTTGCACAATTGAATCTTCAGTTGGCATTACAGATGCGTTCTGAGTTTGACAAAAAACAAGGTGCTTATGAGTTCAAGTTAGGTAAAGATAAAGACACAGGTATTACAATACTAGATGAGGACCCACAATGGTATTGGCACAGAGAAGCAGCAAGTGGTAGTGTCGTAGAACTAAGACTTCAACAAGAGAACAGTTACATAATGAATATAACTCAAGGTGATTTTCAAGTAATAGATTTTGAACTAGGGGGAATAGAAAGTGTTATCACAATTATTCAAAGTCAGTAGTATATTACTATTATGCCTTCCTGTATATGCGGCTAATGAGATATACATCACTCAAGTTGCTACAGGCTCCAATCTAACATTAGACATTCTACAAGACGGCGACAACAACGAAGTTCGTTTGTCTATAGCACACGACTACAACAATATTGATATTGACCAGGTGGGCGACAACAACACAGTAAGTTACACATCAACATGGGGAAGTGGTATTTCTTGGGGTGGTGATTTAGACGGTTCAAGTAATAATCTAAAATTTGAACAATACAATACAACAGGCACAGATGCAAACAAGATAGGATTTCATATCAACACCAACGATAATACTGTTCACATCTGTCAAGGTAAATCATTTGATAATGCAACTGACACAACTTGCTCAGCATCATCAACATCTGAATATGGCGGACACACAGTCAACTTAGACCTACATTCAGGCAATACAGATTTAAGGGGTTCACAAGAAACGGGTACAGGTAATGCAGACCACTATGCTCATATCTACACATACAATGGTGACAATAACGACATCTTTTTTAAACAGACTGGTGACGGAAACAAGATACTTAATTTTATTGTCAGAACTGATAATGGTGAACAGAGTATGATACAATCAGGTAGTGGTGCTCATACAGCAACAATCGACTTGACTGGTGCATACACAACCGACTTATCTCTCACACAAGATAGTGCTACAAATCAATCGTACACACTCACAAACAACTGTCAGACAGCATCTGGTTGCTCAGTTTCAGTTACACAGAATTAAGACTATGAATAGAAAAACTTACGAACTACTATTATTAAGATACACCGAGATGTATAATGCTATATTAAAACCTTGTGCTGAGAAAGAGAAGTTTGCCATATTAATGAAAGAAGTAGAACTAAAACTAAAAACATTCGGTAGAGAGATACTTTACCCAAATGGCATGACCGCACTTGAATTTGCAACAAAACTAGCTGCTGACGCCAATACTAAATAGTACCATGAAAAAGATATTATCACACTGGTCGATTGCATTTGTTACACTTATAGTTTTAACTTATATTGGATTTCAGGATCCGTGGGTCAAAGAAATACTACGACTCAAATCATTTGACTATGTACTACAAAACGAAGTAAAGACTCCTTCTGAAGCAGTATCGATAGTTACCATAGACGAACAGGCAATCGAGAAGTTTGGCCAATGGCCGTGGAAACGAGATGTTCTTGCACAACTCATATTTGATTTAAGAAATGCAGAAACAGGCATTATTGTGATGCCTCTATTGTTTAGTGAAGAAGATAGAATGGGTGGAGATGATGCGTTCTGTGAAGCGTTAGGATACGGTACAGTCATTGCACAAACCGGCACTACACAAAAGACTACTAGTAATGCCGTATCACGAGGAGTCGCAAAAATAGGCGACCCACTGCCGTATTTGTTCGAGTGGCCGGGTATGGTCGGACCTTTACCTAAGTTGGCAGAATGTGCCGCAGGTGTTGGTGTTATCAATACTGCACCTGAGATTGATGGTGTAATCAGACGAGTTCCTCTATTAATGAAGATAGGCGATGATGTCTATCCGAACATGGCAATCGAAACAATTCGTGTTGCAGTCGGAGACCCGTCATATCAAGTCAAGGCAGACAGCGCAGGAATAGTCGCACTAAGAGTGCCTGCTTATGCAACTATCAACACAGACTCAAATGCGAGAGTCTGGGTGCGATGGAACAAGCAGTTTAAGACAATCTCGGCATCTGCAACTAACTTTGATGAAC